AGGTGAATCAAAATGTTCAATCATCATATACAATAGAAGGACCACCAGTTTTAAAGTTACCAAAATCACAAGACCTTTCTAAAAAGAAATCTGTATATAGTGGTAAAATAAAAAGATTACAAAAAAAATACAACCTTAAAGATACCGATGGTGTAGCAGAATACCATCAAGCTTTTTGGGAAAATTATGTAGATAAAAAATCACCAACAACATTGGATAATAAAACTAAAATGGGATTGGTAAAAAGGTGGGCTTTCTTTGATAAGAAATTTAGGTTAGATAGAAAAAACATAGTTGATGCTAAAACTTTAGAATGGGCAAAGAAAACTGATAAAGAAAAACATAGTAAAATAGCTAAAGATAATATTCGACCATTTGAAGATATTTTCTTAGGTTTAGGTGCAGAAGTGTTACAATTTGTAAGTTCAGCATTGACAGTAAATCCTGATAAAGCTATTAGAGATATGAAAAAGAAATTGGATAAAACAATCAAAGATGTTAGAAAATCTGGTGATGAAAAGAAAATCCAAAAATTAAAATTAGAACTTCAAAGATTAAACTCTATAGGAGGTGCTAAAAAGATAGTACCGAATGAAGGTATTGTATTTACTTACAATGGTAAAACCTTTAAACTTACAGGTACATTTGCACCACTAAATCAAATATTAGGTATATTTTTCTAAAAATTGTTGTTTTCACAATTTAGTGATATTTATATATACATATATAATATGTTAAAATAGTATGGCAAAAGAATTCAAAAGAAAGTTCATGCACCCAACTCGTAGGAAGTTGGCTGATATGGTTAAAACTGGTGGTGAGTATGATAAAAATACAACTGTTGGTTGGACTGCTAAAAAAGAAGATAGAAAAGTTGGTGATGTTTGGGAAGATGAACATTACAGATATGAAAAGAAAGATGGGTGGACATTAAAAACAGGTAAAAACTCAGAAACTTTTCAAGAAATAAGAAGATACTTAGAAGAACAAAATAAATGTAAGGGTACGGATTGTAAACATGTAGGTCAATTCGGAATAAACAACAAAAAATTAATTCGTAAAACTGGATTTTGTATATCTTGTAATAAAGATATGGAAAGAGAATTAAAAATAAATGGTGTGTTTGAAGATTACCAAAAATACAAAATGTTTTCAAATGCTATGGCGGATGGTTTATTGAGATTGGACCAGATTGAAGAAGATATAAAAGATTTGAAACAAACATACGAACAGCTAAATGAGGAAGGTGAGGTTATTGAAACTTATACTCTTCCAAGACCTGTAGATGAGATGAAAGCAGAAATGCGTGAGTTTGTTGAGAGGAGTAAAATAGAGTTGGAAGATATAAAAGAAAAAAGAGAAGAATGCTTCCAACGAATAAAAGATAAAAATTATGAGCACATTCTTTAGTATATTAAAAAAATATTTCAAAGAAATATTAATATTAACATTGATAGTAATTATACTATTAATGAGAGCATGTAGTGGGGATTCATCTATAGACCCTAAGGATATCGTAAAAGTAGATGGTAAAGATTATGAATTGTTAGAACAAAAGATAGATACTGTATTTATTGAAAAAACCATCGAAGTTCCAAAGTATGTACCTAAGTATATAACAAAAGTAGAAACAGTTACTGTTGAAGTTCCAGCTGATGTTGATTCTTTAAAAGTAGTAGAAGATTACTACGCAAAATATATTGTAAAAGATACTTTAAATCTAACATATGATTTTGGACCTGAAATAACAATTGATTCGATTGGAACAAAACCAAATCCATCTTTAGGATTTGGATATCTTACAGATACAATATCACAAAATAAAATCCTAAGTAGAAAAATAGAATGGAACTTTCAGATTCCAACAATCTATAATACGAAGATAGTTAAAGAGTTACCCAAAAGACAATTCTATTACGGAATTGGCGCTGATTTCAATAAAACCGATTTTATACAAAGTGCCAAATTTGGTATTTTATATAAAGATAAGAAGGATAAAATATTTGGATTAAATTTAGGTGTACTAAATGCAAATAATAATGTTACTCCTTATGTTGGTGGTTCACTGTATTGGAAATTATCATTTAAGAAGAAAAAATAGATGGCATCCTTAAAGGAGATTATCAAAATTGAATATCAGAAATGTGCATCAGACCCGATTCACTTTATGAAAAAGTATTGCTATATTCAGCACCCAGTTAGAGGGAAGATACCTTTTCATTTATTTGAATTTCAAGAAAGAACTCTTACACAATTTGATGAGAATAGATATAACATAGTTCTTAAATCACGACAAACTGGTATATCAACATTAGTAGCGGGATTTTCTCTTTGGAAAATGTTATTTAATTCTGATTTCAATATTTTAATTATAGCAACTAAGCAAGAAGTAGCTAAAAACTTAGTTACTAAGGTAAGATATATGAATGATAATTTACCATCGTGGTTAAAACAAACAGCTATAGAAGATAACAAACTTTCTTTGAGATACTCTAATGGTTCTCAGATAAAAGCAACATCAGCAGCTGGTGATGCTGGTCGTTCTGAAGCACTATCCTTATTAGTATTTGATGAGGCAGCATTTATTGATAAGATTGAAGATATATGGGTATCAGCACAATCTACTTTATCTACTGGTGGTAGTGCAGTTATCCTTTCTACACCAAATGGTGTAGGGAATTTCTTTCATAAGACATGGGTTGGTGCTGAAGAAGAAGAAAATGGCTTTAACACAATTCGTTTACATTGGAGTGTACATCCTGAAAGAGACCAAACATGGAGAGATGAGCAAGAAAAACTATTAGGACATAAAGGAGCAGCACAAGAATGTGATTGTGATTTTGTTTCCTCTGGTGATACTGTAATTGACCCTCAACTCCTTATGTTCTATAAAGAAACACATATACAAGACCCAATAGAAAAGACTGGATTCGATGGAAACCTATGGAAATGGGAATATCCAGATTATAACAAAAGTTATATGGTTGTAGCGGATGTAGCTAGGGGAGATTCAACAGATTACTCTGCTTGTCATGTCTTTGATATAGAACAAGCATCACAAGTAGCTGAGTATAAAGGTAAATTAGATACAAAAGATTTTGGAAACTTTTTAGTTTCACTTTCAACTGAATATAATAATGCATTATTAGTGGTTGAAAACGCAAACATCGGTTGGGCAGTAATCCAACAGATAATTGATAGAGCATATCCTAACTTATTTTATATGAGTAAGGATTTAAAATATGTAGATGTAGAAAATCAGATGACAAACAAATACCGAAGAGAAGAAAGAGGAATGGTAGCTGGTTTTAGTACTACATCTAAAACAAGACCTCTGATTATATCTAAATTAGATGATTATTTCAGAGAAAAATCTTGTATGGTTCGTTCATCACGACTTATAGATGAATTATTTACATTTATATGGAGTGGTAATAGAGCTGAGGCAATGAAAGGTTATAATGATGATTTAACTATGTCATTCGCAATCGGATTGTGGGTTAGAGATACCGCTTTGAGATTAAGACAGGAAGGTATTGATTTAACGAAACAAGCTTTAGGTAGTATTGGACAACAAACGCATGGACAAGGAGTTTATGGTGGTGGAAGTACTGTAGATGGAAACCCTTGGACACAAAGAGTTGGTGATACCGATGAGGATTTGACTTGGTTAATTAGGTAATAATCAAAAATTATATATTTATAGTGTAAGGAGTTAATTATGGACAATATTACAAAAGCATTATATTCAAATCACATTAATATCATTAGAAATGAAGCCGAAGAGGTTGAAGAGTATGATGTAGTGAACGAACAAGACATTTCAGAGCTTATAGAATTTTTAAAACATTACAAACCTGAGGTTAATGAAGCTGAGTATCAAGGTAGAAAGGTTAAATTAGGTAAACCAACAAGAGGTGATGTAGCGAAATTCAAAGTTTATGTAAAAAATCCGAAAGGTAACGTGGTAAAAGTTAATTTCGGTCACAAAGGTAAGGGTGGTGAGAAAACAATGAGAATTAAAAAATCAGACCCAGCCCGAAGAAAAGCATTCAGAGCAAGACACAATTGTGATAATCCTGGTCCAAGACATAAGGCTAGGTATTGGAGTTGTAGAGCTTGGTAATAAAGGTTATATAATTAAATTAAAACAAAATGGCAGATACTTCATTTTTCGGTAGATTAAGAAAACTATTTTCTACACAAGCAATCGTTAGAGTTGATAAAAAAGGTAGAAGAAAAGTTTCTGATGTCGATATGAGACAAAAAACAAACTTATCTCATCTAAGAGACCGATACACAAAATTACAAAAAGGATTTTATGAATCAGCAGGTGCAGCCCAATCAATGGCTTACCAACAGGTTCGAAGAGAATTATTCAGAGATTATGATGCGATGGATAATGACCCAATATTAGCATCCGCATTAGATATTTACTCAGATGAATCAACATTAAAGAATGAATATGGTGATATTCTAACAATTCGTTCTACTAATGAACAGGTACAACAGATACTTAATAACTTATTTTATGATGTTCTTAATATTGAGTTTAACTTATGGCCGTGGGTTAGAAATATGTGTAAGTATGGTGATTTCTTCTTAGCATTAGAAATGGCTGAAGGTAAAGGTATAGTAAATGTATCACCTTTATCAGTTTATAGTACTGAAAGATTAGAAAATACTGACCCTAATAATCCAAACTATGTTAAATATCATGTTGAGGATGATGCATTAGGTAAAGTAGATTATGAAAACTTTGAAATAGCGCATTTTAGATTACTAGCAGATACAAACTTCTTACCTTATGGTAAATCAATGATTGAAAATGGTAGGAGATTGTGGAAACAATTATCTTTGATGGAAGATGCTATGTTAATACATAGAATTATGAGAGCACCTGAAAAGAGAGTGTTCAAAATTGATATAGGTAACATCCCACCAAACGAAGTGGATAACTATATGCAAAGAATTATCAATAAAATGAAGAAGATTCCTTTTGTTGACCAAAATACAGGTGATTATAACCTCAAATATAATATACAAAATCTTACGGAAGATTTTTACTTACCAGTTAGGGGTGGTGATAGTGGTACTAACATTGAAAACTTATCAGGTTTAGAGTTTAGTAACATTGAAGATATAGATTATCTGAAAAATAAACTATTTGCAGCTCTAAAAATTCCAAAAGCTTATTTGGGATATGAAGAACAAGTTAATGGTAAAGCAACTTTAGCAGCTGAGGATGTAAGATTCGCAAGAACAATTGAAAGAATACAAAGAATTGTTATATCAGAATTATCAAAGATTGCTATCGTTCATTTATACTCACAAGGTATTACTGATTCTGAATTAACTAATTTTGAATTAGGATTAGTAAACCCATCATTTATATATGAGCAAGAAAAATTAAATCTTTGGAATGAAAAAGTAAGATTAGCACAAGATATACAAGGATTAAATATGTTATCTAAGGAATGGGTATATGATAATATCTTTAAACTAAGTAGAGGTGAATCTGATAAACAAAGAGAAACAATGATTGAAGATTTAAAAGATAGATTCAGATTTAGGTCAATAGAAGATGAAGGTTCAGACCCAGCAAAAGAAGAAGAACCAATGGATGTTGAAGAATCTTTAGAAAATCTTAAAAATGAGTTGAAAGATAAAGGTGGTAGACCAAGAGAAGGTAATACTTATAAGAAAGATAAACATCCTTATGGTAGAGACCCTCTCGGAGATGAAGAGCGTAAAGATGCACTGAAGAAGGAAACTAAGTTATCACCTGAAAAAATTAAGAGTATCGTTAATGGAGTTTCATCAAAACGAAAGTTTCTTCAAGAGACAGATATGTTGGATGAAAATAACATTATAGAGGAATAAATTCTCTTTAATAAATATTTTTATATTTATAATAGAGATTTAGTATTCTATCAAATTAGGAAGTAAAATGAAAAAAATTAAACATAGTAAGTTTAAGAACACTGGAATTTTGTTTGAGTTACTTGTCAGACAAATAACTTTTGAAGTCTTAAACGGTGATAATAACGAAAAAGCACAAAAAATTCTCAAAGAATTTTATAGTAATAGGACTGAGTTAGGTAAAGAACTCAGATTGTATCAAATGCTATCCGAAGAAAAGTACAAATCAGAGGGTAGAGCAGAAAAATTTATTGATACTATTTTAGAAGCAAGAAAAAGAATTGATTTAAAGAAGTTAACTAAAGAAAAATATAATTTAGTCAAAAAAATACAAGAATCTTTTGATATCCAACAATTTTTATCATCACCAATTACAAACTATAAGGTGATGGCTTCCATTTACAAGATATTTGAATCTCAAAATAAAGAAAACTATGATGTAAAAGATGTATTTAATTCTAAATATACTATTGTAGAAAGTTTAATAGGTGGGGAATTAGAAAATAAAGCACAACTTATTGAAGATAAAACAATTTCTGAGTTTAAAACTCAAAATAAAGAAGAAAGATTTCTAACTTATAGAGTTTTATTAGAAAATTTCAATAAAAAACATAGAAAATTAAATGAATCTCAAAAAACATTATTAAAAAACTATATTAATAATGTTAGTAATACTTCCAAATTTAAAGAATACTATACTCAACAACTCAAAGAAGTTATTACTCAGTTGGTAGCACAACACAAAGAGATTAA